TACTCCTTAAACACCAGTGGTGTCAGTGTATTGGTGCAAGTTGAACTTGACCAAGAATTCAAAGTAAGTCGTAGCGGCAACGTTAGCTGCGCCAGTGGCTGTATCAGGTACAACATCAACGACACGAATAGGAAGCGTAGCTGTAGTACCAGCGGACGCGCCGTCAATACCATAGAACGAATCACCAGTTGTGGTGCTACCGGTGTTAACAGACAACGCAACGTTAGAACCAACCAATGCACGGCTGAAAGCTGTAGGCACGGTAGTCTGGCCGCTGGTAGCTGCAACACGGAAGACCGCATTGGGATCATCCACAACAAAGCCAAAGGCTAATTGTGTAGATGTAGACTGAGCAGCAGGGTAGTACTGACCATTGGTGAATTGACCGCTGGAATTTGTGTAGCTGCAACCAACCAACACACCAACGCTGTCGCCAGAGTTAGAAGTGGTGTTTGCAATCAAATAACCATTGGTATCCACCTGAACAGTATCACCATTGAAAATTGCAGTAGCGTAGCCAGCTGCAATAGGGATTTGACGGATCGCTCCGGCGTAGGGCAAGCCATCCAGTCGATTGACTGGCTTCAAACCATACGTCTTTGAAACGGTAGGATATGCCATTTAAGACTCCAAAAAAATTTAAGTACCTTTTCCGAAAGTGACCGTGGACTTACGTTCTTTAAACATAGGCATCCTCGGATCATTCTCGCGCATGTAGGTGTTATCTACTGAAGCCATCTGAGCTTCCGATTGTTTTCGGTAGTACTCATTTCGCTGATCGGTAAACTCCACAGGTGTTTTGCAAAGCAACAGACCGCCGACTTCAATACTGTCAGGAAACTTCCCGTTGGAAGAGCCAAACAGACGGATTTCGGGATGGTCAGAAGCCTTAACAGGTTCCCAGCCTTCGCGTAACTTACCGGAAATGTTTGTGGCATCGTCTTTACCTTGTGATGCAATCCTGATCCAACGAAACGCATAACCCTCCTCCGGATTGGGGTCGGGCAGAAGTTGTGGTGGCATCCATTGCTTAGGACGCTCCATCTTCTCGCGGGTATCAAGTTCACGAGTCATACGGTTAGATTTTTCCATTTTCATTTCCTCATTTCTTCAGCAACCTTACGGGCGTACAGTTCCAATGGAACTCCCAACCGCTTGGCGAGATTCACCTGTGTCTGCGTAAGCACGATCTTTTTAGGCGCTGTGCTACGGGTTGCAGGTGCAACAATGTTGGATTTGGTACGTTGAGGTTTCGCATCAACGGACTCTTCGGCTCCAAACTGATCCGAGAATCTTTCCCTAATGTCAGCGTTAATACGTCGATAGTATTCATCGCTGCCACTCGGTATTCCTTCGCTCACCAAGTCTTCATGCAAGCCTAGGGCATAGGCCGTCATTCTCTTGTTGCTTCCAAACCACTGATTTTGGTCTTGCCATGCAAGTAGTTTTTCATCAACAGGAGCAGCTCTGGTGGGCTGTTGGGCGATTTGTACAGGAGTTTCTTCTTCCTGTAAAGGGGCAGGCTTAAAATTATTTACTTTATCTGCACGGATCTTTGCGATAGTGAGTGCTTCTTGAGCCTCAACTAACTTGTCAGAATCCCCAGATTCGTAAGCTTCTTTGTACATGCGCTTAGCGGTCTCGACCTCGTTAGAGACCACGCGTTTGGCCTGCTCCAAGAGAGCCGTCTGGTTCTGATTGACAGAACCTTTGAGCTTTTTGTTCTCTTCCAGCACGGCTTGCGCCAAGCGAAGAGCCTCTTCTCTTTCACGTTCAGCTGTCTCTTTTGCGCGACGCTCTTCGTGATAGCCCTTGGTAAAGTGCTTAATGCGCTTCTGTACGCCTTCATCGTATTTGGCTAACTCCTCGTCTGTTACCTCTTTAGGAGGCTCAACCATGGGCTTGCGGCCACGGTCTTCAGCGGGCGTATCGTCTACGACTTCAATCTCAGGTGTACCTTCACCTTCAACTTCGAAGTCAATCTTTTCCTCAGCTTTAGCATTCTTGCTTTCAGCTTCGTCGGGAAATTTAAATTCTTCTGTTGCCATGGTTTACTCCTTAACTTGGACGCTGGATACCGCGAGGGTCTTGCACAACGGCTTGAACGGAATCATCATTGATGAGTCGCCACTCTGTACCATGAATCTTCATGCGAGTTCCAGTGTTGGGTCTAACCAACACAAAGTCACCTACCTTGCAGCTCGGGCCAGACGGAAAACGGGCCGGATCTTTGAACGCATCAGGGCCAATCTTTGCAACAAACAACACGGGGGAGAGAAGCTCCTCGTGATGCATCATGGTGGCTGTTTTGTATAACAAACCAGATTCACCTAACTCTTCCTCTGCCTTGGGCAACATACACAGTAAGTGGTACGTCGCTGGGTCCGGCACTTGTTTGGCTTTTTCTTCAGCAGAGGTATTGAGCACACCACTGAGATCAACCGCACTAACATCAAATTCACTCATCTTCATATTCCTTAGTTTTTCGCACGAGGTCAGCAAGTTCATACTGCGCGGTTTGCAGACCCCGGATAGTTCCGCACAGTTCTTTGTAGTGATCGTAGGTTTTAGCACCACCACCACTGACAACATCAACCAACTGCTTGACTTGTTCGTCAAGTTTTTTGTTCAACACCTCAAGCATTGTGGTCATGATTACTCCTTATTACCCTGTAATAAACGTTGAATTCTGTCTAGATCAGCATGCCTCATTCTCTGTTCATGGACTTGCCCGCCGTGAGCCATCTTCTGCTGAGCCTGAGCCTGTTGCTGCTGCATGGCTTGCTGTTGTTGCATTTGAGCCTGTTGCTGCTGAGCCTGCGCTTGCTGCAACTCCATCTGCTTAGCTGCCATCTCTAGACCGTGCAACTCTTGCGCCTGAGCAATTTCTTGCTGTAGTCGCATCGCAGCTAGCGCTGGATCTTCACCAATGCGAGCCGCGCTCTCTTGCGCCTTGAGTGACAACTCTTCAGCCTTGAGCTGCAAGTCACCCTTGACCTTAAGCGCCTTGATCTCAGCTTCTTGTTTCTTGATTGCCAACTCAGCCTGCTGCATCTGCATGATCGGATCTTGAGCCTGCTGCATCGCTTGCTGCTGAGCTGCTTTGGCTTTATCCATTGCAAGAAGTTGAGCGGAAGCCTGAGCCACAAGTTTAGACATCTGAATTTCTGTGTTCTCATCCAACTCAATATCAGGAGCAGGCAACGTTGCACCCAACTGTTCCTGAATTTTCTGACGGTACTGGAACGCAACGTGTTCAGCAACGTGGGCCATGATCGCAGCTTGAATCTGCTGGGCCATCGGGTTCTGACCAATTTGCCCCATCACAATCGGATCCTGCATCATCGATGTGTGTACAGCAATGTGAGCATCGTGATCTTGATAGATAAACGCCTTCGTTGGCTTACCAGTTAAGAACGACATGTTCTCAGACACAGGATCGCGTGGTGTCATATCGTCATCTATCGGCACAAGTTTGTCTGCGTTCTTGATGCCCAAGACTTCAATCATCTGGCGGTGCAGCAAGGGCAAGTCATAAATCTGTGGTGCGCCTTGAGCCAACTGAATCACAGCCTGATACTGCATGATGCGCTGAGCCATCGTTGCACTGTTTGGATCGCTGACTGGAATCACTGACACCATGTCATAGTCAGCTTGCTTTGCCTTACGATCACCTTCCGATGGATCGTAGCTGTACTCTGGTGGAGTGTGGTCACGGATGATGTCACGCAGAAGCTGGAACTCTTGCTTCATGCTGTAGTGGATGCGTGCCTGAACAGCAGACATCGTCTTGAGTTGTCTCTCAAGCAGTGCCAGTGTTGTACCCACTGGAGAGTTAGCAGACATGTCGCTGATGTTCATGTCAGCGATTGAACCCAGACGACGGCCTTCTTCAGTCACTTTATCCAAGAGACTTGCCAGCACTTGGCTTGGTTCTTTGTACGGCAACGCCATGATGTTGTCTTTGACCGAGCCTGACGGCACGTCCACATCACGGAACTCACCGGGATTGATCGGAGTATCGTCATCCTTGATACGCAAGCCGCGTGTTTTCAAACCACCGGGCAAGTTAGACAGCGTACCAGCGTCAATTAATTGACGGATCAGAGAAGTACCTGCACGGGCATAACCACCGATCAAGTGAATCAGACCCAGACCATAAGCACCGAAGCCGGGGACATATGTGTACTGAACAAAGTGCTGGCGCTTGAGTTTCTTCTTGTCGTCTTCTTCCCAGTTGCGACGGATGGCAAGCACTGTGTTTGTGCCGCGCTCAATTGTGATGATATACGGCAGAGCGATACCATCTTCGTCTTCATAACCGGGCAGGTCGTAGTCGATGTGCACTTCAAGAATCTGATAGCGATCATCATCTGTCAGCGAGTAACCTTGATCTTCTGCTTTCTTTCTCTCTACGTCTGTATGTATCGCAACGGGCTCACCCAAGTCTTCATCAACGTAGAAGCCCGCAACCTGCAACTTCTTCAAGTCATTCTTGGTCTTACGCATCACATGTGTAAGCCGCTCCGCAGTGGCCGCACTGGACGCACCGTACGGAATAATGATGTCTTCAGCAGGAATAAACATCGCCACCTGACGGTCCAAGCTTGGGTCAAAGTAGACCTTCTTGAACGCTGCACCTGCCAGTCCCAAGTTGTACAACATGCGCTCATGCTCAGGGCGATACTCAGTCATCACCTCAGTGAGCTGGTAGTTCATGTCATCTCTGACACGCTCCGCCGCCTGTTCTTTAAGTTTATCAATTGCGCCGACGATCTCGGTTTTGACCGGGCCCGCAGCAGGGAACGTTTCAATGATAGTCTCGCTTTGGAACCGTACAGCAGCCTCTGTGAGTACCGTTGAGAAAACACCGCATGCACCGAGCCACGGTTCAGTACGCTCTTCATACTTCATCCCCAAAACATCTAAGCCCTTGACATACATATCAACCCACTCTTTACGTGAGTTAATGTCAGCGTCCACCATCTCTACGATGTCGCTGGCTACTTTAGCCAGCTCGCCAGAGTCCATGTCTTCTGCAAGGTTGGCATCAAAACTTTCTACATCCTCATCCGGCATCAGATCAATCTCCATGCCGTCTAGACCAATTCTTACGCCATCGGGATTCTCAATCTCAATCTCGATCATGGGCTCATCACCCATATCTTCCAATGCACTTAAGCCCAGCGGGGCTTGCGACAGTGAGGGGACCATATTCGTAGCCATTGTTTATCCTTAGTAGTACGCAGCTTTCTTGCTGCGAAAATATCTCTCTTCTTCGGGCTCGTCGCTTGGTAAGCGAATAAACCCGCCTTGTCTAAACCGCATGAGCGCTAGTGTTGTTGAGTCAACCAAGTCATCATTTGTGCCCGACGGAAAGTCGTTGCATTCTTCAATAACTTCTCTTGCCCATCTGCGATCCGGTGCAAACACCACCCCACCTTGGAACAGTGCAGAAACCGCGTTCACCCTTGCAATCTTATCTTGTCCTTTACCCGGAGTAAACTCACCCACAGGCACGCCCATGCGCCTGAACTCTTGGTAAAGCGCTGAACCGTTAGATTTCTTCTCAACAATAAATACATCAGGCTCCCACTCTTTGTACTCTTCAAGCACCATCGCTTTGAGGTCTGGGTACTCCATCCGCTTTTTGATTGAATTGAGCAAAATGATTGCGTAGTTGTTTGTCTCTTCGTTGAAGAACACACCCCACGTTGTCAGAGCGTTGTAGTCAGCCCTGTTGTTAGATTCTTGCGCCGCATCTAGCGACATGATTGTGAACTCGCATTGAGGAGGGTCGTCCTTCTCCCATATCTGCCACCACTCTCGTTTGAGTAGTGCGCCTTCTTCAGAGACAGGATTCTGCATGTACTGGGCCTGCCAGTACCGGGGATCCATACCTGCCTTTTTACCAAGCAATTCTTCTAGCGACCAGAACTCACCCCACAACGGCTTCTCGTTCAAAATGGCAGGGAACTCTACAATCTCCCATTGGTCCACATCTTCCTCTTTGGCCATCTGATTCACGATCATTCCGGTCAAGTCAAGTTTTGACCACCTTGTCATCACTATAATGATAGAGCCACCCGGCATAAGACGCTGGAGAGGGCCAGACTGAAACCACTCCCAAGCAGGAAGAAATACGTCCGGTCGCCCAGTCTTAGCTTCTTGTTCCGAATGAGGGTCGTCAATAATAAATAGATCAGCGCCACGACCAGCAAGA